GCGTTACCTACTCCAGTACCTGCAGTTACTAAACCACCTGCTTCGTAGAAGTCAGCTGTGAATTGTCCTGCACCACCTGCAGCATTGTTAACTGCACTTACAACCGCTTTGTTCATACCTGAACCATCATTTTGAACAACCACAATAGTTTGTCCTACTCTGATTACTTGCTCAGCAGTTGCTGGGTCTAAAGCATCATTAACTTGGAATGTTGCTTGGTCTGCATTTAATATTGCTGCAGTACCTACTTGTGTATACTTTGTGTGTAACCTACCTTGCTCAGCCCACTTAATAAGGTCTGAATTTGTAGGCATCTCCGCTCCTACCATTCTTAAGAATGAAGAAATCGTTCTATTACCATATCTTTCAAATTCTTTTTCGTAAGTATCAGGTAGATACTGGATACTGGTTTAAAAAATCAAAGTTGATAATATAGTTTTGAGCTGTTGGAGTTCTTTCTGAACTCGGGGTCAACGCAAATGTGGGCGTTGCCGCTACTTGTCCTGCCATAATTATATATTTTTATTATTATTTAACTTTTTTTAATACTCTTTATTCGCAGTCCTCGGCTTGATGGCTGAGAAACTGACTTAACTTGGTAAAAAAACTGAGCAAACTTTTCAGGGTTCATTGCAAGAGCTAAAGCACGATGGTATCCTTCTGCATCTTTCATAAACCCACTCGAATCCAAATATTTATTAATAAAATTAAATGGACTCTCTTGAGCTTTTTTAAGTTCAGAAGCACTGCCTGGAGTATAAACTAACTCATTATCTCCTATATTGAATTTAAAACCTTTAAATTCGGAGCTAAATACTTCGTCGCTTTTTTTGACAAACCATTCTCTTTTTTGAGCAGCTTCCTCTTGTTGTGTTTTAGTACTCTCTAAATATTGCCTATATTCTATAAGTTCCTCATTGTTAGCAGTGGCAGAACTTTCCCTTGACTCAAGGGGCTGTTTGTATTGTTCCTGCTGTTCTTTAAGAAACTTTTTAGCTTTAGCAATTTCTTTCTTCTTTGCTAGTTTTATTTTTTTTATTTCAGATACTTCGTGTACTTCTTCATCATACACAAAATCTTCCATTAATAAATCTATATCTTCAGAATCTAAACCTTCTTCTGTTATAGAATAATATTCACGTAGCAAAGCGTCTGGACTCAAATCGGTATAATCTTGTTGCAGTTTTGCAAAGTCATTAAAACCACGTCCAGTTTCTTTTTTATATTTAAGGTAAGCAGCAACGTCTTCAGGCAGCTTTTCGCTGTCTTCACGTTTACTTATTAATTCATCAATTGAATTAATTTCCTTACCGTATCTTTTTCCAATATATGAAAGAACTTCATCTTCAGCAATTTCTTTTGGAGTTTGCTCTTCATTTACAGGAGGAGCTTCTTGCTCTTCCTTTATTTCTTCTTGTACTTTTTCTTCTTTTTGTACATCTTCTTTTACTTCTTCAACCTCAACAGGCTGTTCAGTAGCTTCTTGTTTTTGCTCATGCTTTTCCAGAAGCTCTTGTTCAATTTGTTGACTAGATTTTTCTTCTACGTCAGTTACTTCTCTAACTTTTATTTCCATTTGATTTAATTTAATTTATTTGCAAAGTTACGTAAAATTTGAACACATTATCTAGGCTCAAACTCCGCTAAATCAAAACCATCTAAAGAATCTTCATTAGATTCAAAATTTTTAGGTGGAAGATTATTTTTTCTTTGATTTATTAATTCAGATTGCTCTGTGCTTTGTTGACTTATTCTTTCACTTTTAGCTTTTTCTTTGGCTGCTTCTCTCATTCCTAATTGTTCTTGAGTCATTCCTTGTAATTGCATACTATATTGAAACTCTTTTTCCATCAGCTGAGCTTTTAATTCAGCTTCAGCAGCTTGTTTCTGAATCTCAAATTGTATATCAGCTTGTCTGTATTTCATTTTAGATTCATTTTCTAATTGTATTTTTTGAGCTTCCATTTGAGCTTTAAACTGTTGCTCTTGTAGTTTTTGCTGATTAATCATTGCTTGTTTCTTCATGTCTCTTTGCTCATCAGCTTCTTGTTTAGCTTTACGCTTTACTTTCAATAATTGATTTGCTAGCTTAAGATTTTTTATCTCACGTATATCTATAGCATCTTCTAAATTTATATCTTGTTTAGATAAAGCCATTTGAATATTTTGCTCTAGCATAGCTTTTTGTTCTTCATCTGGAGATAACTCTATAAATACACCAAAGTCATATATATATAAGTCAGATATTTCTCCAAGTATACTCACATTATATTTTCCTATTTTATTTACAAAATCTTCTTTAAAATCAGAATATTCTAAAATATCCGCTACTCTATAAGTTAGCGCTTCAGCTAACGTTCTATATATGTAAAGACTTCCATCTAATATATGACGAGTAGCGGTGTTAGAACTTAATGCTGCTAACTTTTGAACACCTACTAAAGCGTCTGAATTTGCTATAGTACCGTCTCTCGCTTCATTTAAGCCTGTTACAGCTCGAATCATGTCTAAGTAGTGGTTAAGGTTAGCTATAAGCATTTGTGTCTTAGAAGCTCCTGAATTGCTTGTAAGCTGCTGTATAGGTATTTTACCCTGATTATAATCACCTTCTTGAGTATAACTCCTACCAATTACAGAACCTGTTTGGAAATAAAGTCTTAATGCGTCTTCGGGATTATATGCTGCGCCTGTTCCTAAATCAACTTCATTTAATCCGTCTGCGTCAATATATACACCATCCGGTACAGTTCTAGCTATAACTTGTTGTAATTTTAAATGCGTCATTTGTATAAGGTCAGCATAAGGAATCATTCTTCTTACTAATGATTCAATAACTCCTTTATACATTCTAGGAGCTACTGCTACATAGTTGGGTATTGCATGTTGAGATGAAGATTTAGGTCTCACCATGTTTTTAGCAAGTTCCCATTTTAAAATAATGTTTGTCCCCATTACCATAACACCGTCATACCAAACATCAATAGTTTTTTCTACTTTTTCAAAGTTTCCCTCTTCCATCATTTCGTCAGGAGGATTAAAGCTTTCGTCTTTTTCTATCATACTTATGTTACCATTGTCTTTCTTTTTCTTTTTATAAATCATTTTTTTAGTTGACTTATAATTAAAATACATTAAAGTACAAGTATCACGATAGAATATATCGTTTTCATAAAATTGAGCTACGTTAAAATAATCATACCAGCTTTGACTATACTTAGAAATTTTTTCTAAGTCAGCAGTTGTAAGCGTAGGGTCAATTTTTACTAACTCAGTAATTGGAACTGTTTTAATTTCTCCCCAATAAAAACAATCTTTAAAATGAGGGTCTTCAGTATAACTATATACCACATTAGCTGGGTCAACATAAGAAACTTTAACACCCGAACCTTGTAAAAATTCATGTTTTGCAACTGCCATACCTGTAACCATCATATCGTAATCTAATCTTTTACGTATATCATCATAATGGTTTTCGGCAAACATGGTGTCAATAGCTTCTTCTTCTGCTATTTCTATCGCTGGTTTATAATTTAAATTCATATATAAAGAAAGCTCTTCATCATTTTGTGGTAAATCATCTGGATTCATTGTAAATGGATTAAATCCTGTTCCGTCTTGAATTATTGTCAAAGCTTCTTTAGCATCCATCTGACCCTGTATCATTTGCTGATACTTACTTCTTTTTTCTTGAGATATAGCATCTTGAGCGTATGCTTTGACTTTAAATAATCTGTCTGACATACCATTCACAACTATGTCTACAAATTTAGGAATAATCGGAACTGGTGTCCAGTCTAAATTAAGATAAGATAAATCACCATCTACGGCTAATTCGTTTTTATATTTTGCTATGGATTGTTCACCTCTTGCGTATAGGCGTAATCTATTAAAGTCCCTCCATTGACTATAGTATCTACATCCGTTAGAATCTTTACGAAACCATTCGTATTGAATAGCCTGCCCTATTTGTAACCCAAATTCATCAGTTGCCTTTTCAGCATCAGATACAAACTGACTAGGGAATCCTACAGATGAAATGTTTATGTTTACCTCTTTCATCTAATTAATTCACTTAATGTTCCTTTATTATTATATGTTGCAAAGTCCTAGCCCAATCCTCAAGTGTTCTTGTAAAGTACACGTTACCCATTTCATCCGCTGCCCTGTTTACCCCTTCTAAATCTAGCCCTACATGCTTTTCAATATATGACTCAATTGCTGCCGCATGCGACTGCTTTACATCTTCAGACGTGTTAGGTATACCACCTAATTCTTTTTCGGTTTTTGATAGTTTATTATAGTGTTTGTCTGGTCTATTCATTGAAAAACCTCTATATCCTCTGTTTTTAAAATGATACAATAACCTTGGTTTGTTATTCTCTACAAGTATTGGCATACCATAAAACACACACGCCATCAATACTTCCTCAAAAAATATTTCAGCTGTTTGTGGTCTTGCTACATATTCTAAAAAAAACTCATTGCTTGGTGCATCGTCCATGTTATATTTAGTTAATCCATGCAAAGCTCCGTTAGAACCTCCTCCTCCTACAGTTCCAGATATATCATAGCTATCACAACCAAATGCTCCTATATGCTCGTTAGCTGGAAAATACACTCCGTGTTTCTGAATCTTTTTATTATTTAAACCTTTTTTAGGAGTCCAAGAAACTTTAAACCTTCCCCT